CCGACCAGATCGAGCGCACGAACGATGCGATCTCTCGGCTCGGGCTGATCTGGCGCGGGCTGTCGAACCAGCTCGCCGTTGCGGCCGCGCCCGCGCTTGAAGCCGTCGCCAACGCCATGGCGGCGGTCGCCAGCCGCACCGGCCCGCTGGGCATCGCCATTCGCGGTCTCTTCGACAACATCGGTCGCCTGACCACCTATGCCGCCACCTTCGCGGCATTCCTCGCGGGCCGCTGGGTCGCCGGCATGGCCGCCGCCGCGCTCTCCGTCCGGGGCCTCGCCACAGCGCTCGTCGTCCTGCGCGGCGCGCTGATCCGTACCGGCATCGGGGCGCTCGTCGTCGGCGCGGGCGAGCTCGTCTACCAGTTCACCCGCCTCGTGTCCGGCGCGGGCGGCTTCGGCGAGGCGATGTCGCTTCTGAAGGATCTTGCCGTCGAGGTCTGGGAGCGGATCCGCATGGGCGCTGCTGCGGCGGGCGCGGCCGCCACGGCGATGTTCTTCGACCTGAAGGCCGATGCCGCGTCGGGCATGCAGAGCGCCATCGAGAGCGTCGTGGCGTTCGGCAACACCGCCGCGAACACCTTCGAAGGCGCCTACGAGGCGATCAAGGCGATCTGGGGCCTGCTGCCCGCCGCCATCGGCGATCTGGCGTTCCAGGCAGCAAACAGCCTGGTCGACGGCGTCGAGGCGATGCTGAACGGCGTGGTCTCGCGCATCAACGGCTTCATCGGCGGCATCAATCAGGGGCTCGAAGCCCTCGGCTCCGAGCGCCGCATCTCGCTGGTGCCCGACCTCGAGCTCGGCGAGATCGAGAACCGCTTCGAGGGCGCGGCGACTGCAGCGACCACCGCAGCGCAGGCGGCCTTCGACCGGGCCTTCGAGGACAACCCGCTCACCGCGCCCGATCTCGGCCTGACCGACGCGGCCGCCCGCGCGCTCGAGTCCGCGAACCTGTATCGCGGGGCCGCGCGAGATCTGGCCGAGGGAGCCCGTGCACCCCTCGAAAGCTGGCAGGCGCTACGCGATGCCGTGCGCGGCACCGACGAGGCCAGTGCCGATGCGCTGACCGAGGCCACCGGCGCGGCCGAGCGGCTGGAGACGGCGCTTGGCGATGCTGGGCGCGCCGCCACGGGTGCAGGCGCGGCGGCCGGAGCTGCGGCTGCGGCGGAGCCCGCGACCGACGCGGCCGTCACAGGCTGGCAGGCGGTCACGGCGGCGCTCTCCGACTATGCCAGCAAGGCGCGCGAGATCGGCGGCGATATCGGCCAGAGCCTCGTCGGCGCCTTCCAGTCGGCCGAGAACGCGGTGGGCCAGTTCGTGAAGACCGGCAAGCTGAACTTCCGCGACCTGGTCACCTCGCTGCTGGCCGATCTCGCCCAGCTCGCGGCGCGGCGGTTCATCCTCGGGCCGATCGCCAATGCGCTCTCGGGCGTGTTCTCAGGGGCGGGCGGCATCTTCGCCAACGTTCTGCATGCGGGTGGGATGGTCGGATCGGCTGGGCCCACGAGGATGGTCCCGGCAATGGCCTTCGCCGCCGCGCCCCGGATGCATTCCGGCGGGATGGCCGGGCTTCGGCATGATGAGGTGCCCGCAATCCTGCAACGCGGCGAGCGGGTGCTGTCGCGGCGGGAGGCCCAGACCTACGGCACCGGCGGCGGCGTCAACGTCACCATCATGGCCCGCGATGCCGAGAGCTTCCGGCAGTCGCGCACGCAGGTGGCGGCGGACATTGCCCGCGCCGTGTCGCTCGGGCGGAGGGGCATGTGATGGCCTTCCACGAGGTCCGGTTTCCCGACGACATCAGTCGCGGCGCGCGGGGCGGGCCGGAACGGCGCACGCAGATCGTCGAGCTTGCCTCGGGCGACGAGGAACGCAACGCCAGCTGGGCGAACTCACGCCGCCGCTACGACGTCGCCTACGGCATCCGCCGCGCGGACGATCTGGCGGCTGTGGTCGCCTTCTTCGAGGCGCGGAACGGCCGCCTCCATGGCTTCCGCTTCAAGGACTGGGGCGACCACAAGTCCTGCCTGCCTTCGGGCACGCCGTCGCCCGCCGACCAGGCGATCGGCACCGGCGATGGCGCGACAACCGCCTTCCAGCTGGTGAAGCACTACGCCTCGGGCGCTCAATCCTGGACGCGCGCCATCGCCAAGCCGGTCGCCGGGACCGTGCGCATCGCGCTGTCGGGCGTAGAGCAGCTCTCCGGCTGGTCGGTCGACACCACGACTGGCGTCGTCGCCTTCGGCGCCGCACCGGGCGCTGGCGTCGCGATCACCGCAGGCTTCGAGTTCGACGTGCCGGTCCGCTTCGACACCGACGTGCTCGACGTGACGCTCGACCTCGAGCGGCTCGGCTCGATCACCTCAATTCCACTGCTGGAACTGCGCCGATGAAATTCCTCGATCCCGCACTGCAGGCCCATCTCGACGAGGGCACGACGACGCTTGCCTGGTGCTGGCGGATTACCCGCGCCGACGCCGTGAGCTTCGGCTTCACCGACCACGACCGGACGCTCAGCATCGATGGGACGGACTTTGAACCCGAGAGCGGGCTCACGGCTTCGGAGGTGCGCTCGGGCTCGGATCTGTCCGTCGACGCGCAGGATGCAGAGGGCGTGCTGACCTCGGACCGGATCACCGAGACCGACATCCTGGATGGCCGCTGGGACAACGCCGAGGTCGAGGTCTGGCGGGTGAACTGGGCCGACACGGGCCAGCGCGTGCTGATGCGCCGGGGCGCCATCGGGCAGATCCGGCGCGGGCGGCTCGCCTTCGTCGCCGAGGTGCGCTCGCTGGCGCATGTGCTGGGCCAGACGGTCGGGCGGACGTTCCAGGCGACCTGCGACGCCGCGCTCGGGGACGCGCGCTGTGGCGTCGATCTGGAGGACCCGGCCTTCAAGGGCACCGGCGCCGTCATCGATCTCCTGCGCGACCGGGCCTTTACCGCCTTGGGGCTCGGCGGCTTCACCTCCGGCTGGTTCCCCTTCGGCACGCTGGACTGGACGAGCGGCGCGAATGCGGGGCGTCGCGCGGAAGTGCTGGGCCACGACGTCACGGATGGCGTCGCGATCCTCACCCTGCTCGAAGCGCCGGTGCGCGCGATCGCCGAGGGTGACGGCTTCACCATCCGCGCGGGCTGCGACAAGCGTATGGAGACCTGTGGCGCGAAGTTCGCGAACACCGTCAACTTCCGCGGCTTCCCGCATATTCCTGGCCAGGACGCCGTGCTCCGCTACGCCACGAAGGACGGCGGCCACGAGGGGTCCGTGCTGTGAACGCCGATCCGAAGCGCGTCATCGCCATCGCACGGTCCTGGCTCGGCACACCCTATCACGACCAGGCGAGCCTGCGCGGCGTCGGCTGCGACTGCCTCGGGCTGGCGCGGGGCGTCTGGCGCGAAGTGGTGGGCCCCGAGCCGTTCCCGATCCCGCCGTACAGCCGGGATTGGGGCGAGACCGGCCCGCGCGAGGTGCTGGCCGAGGGCGCCCGGGCGATGATGATCGAGATGCCGCCCGCCGAGGCGTGTCCGGGGGCGCTGGTCCTCTTCCGCATGAAGCCCCGCGCCATCGGGAAGCATGTCGGGATCCTGACCGGCCCCGACAGCTTCCTCCACGCCTACGAGCGGCTCGGCGTGATCGAGGAACCGCTCACCCCATTCTGGCGGCGGCGCATCGCCTTCGCTTTCCTGTTCCCGCAACGCTGAGACCCCGACATGGCAACGCTCGTCCTCGGTGCCGCTGGCGCCGCCATTGGCGGTTCGATCGGCGGCGCGATCCTTGGCGTCAGCGCCGCGACCATCGGCGGGTTCATCGGCTCCAGCATCGGCTCGGTCGTCGACAGCTGGATCATCTCTTCGCTGGCGCCCACGCAGCGCATCGAGGGCGCGCGGCTCGACACGCTGCGCATCACCTCCGCCACCGAAGGCGCGGTCATACCGCGGCTCTATGGCAGGATGCGGATGGGCGGCAACATCATCTGGGCGACCGATTTCCGTGAGGAGACGAAGACCACCACGCAGGGCGGCGGCAAGGGCGGCGGGGGCGGCAAGGTCAAGGCCACCGAGTATCTCTACTACGCCAGCTTCGCCGTCGCCTTGTGCGAGGGGCCGATCACCGGGATCGGTCGGATCTGGGCCGACGGCAAGCCGATGGACCTCTCCGGCGTCACCTGGCGCTGGTATCCGGGCGACGAAGCGCAGACGGCGGACCCGTTCATCGCGACGAAGATGGGCGCGTCGAACACCCCCGCCTATCGCGGCACCGCCTATGTGGTTTTCGAGGAGCTGGCGCTCTCGACCTACGGCAACCGCCTGCCGCAGCTCTCCTTCGAGGTGTTCCGCCCACTGGCCGATCCCGACACGGCCGAGGGGCTGGTGCAGGCCGTGACAATGATCCCGGCCTCAGGCGAGTTCACCTATGCCACGCAGGCGATCCGCAAGACCGATGGCGGCGCGACGGTGCCCGAGAACCTGAACGCTCTGGCCGACTCCACCGACATGGTGGAGGCGCTGGACCGGCTGCAGGCGATGGCCCCGGCCGTGGAGAGCGTTAGCCTGGTCGTCGCCTGGTTCGGCGACGACCTGCGCGCGGGATCCTGCAAGGTGCGGCCGGGCGTCGAGGTGACGGCCAAGTCGACCACGCCCGCCACATGGTCGGTGAATGGCGTTAGCCGCGCTAATGCCTTCCTCGTCAGCCGCGACGATCAGGATCGGCCCGTCTATGGCGGCACGCCGACTGACTTCGCCGTCGTGCAGGCGATCCAGGAGATGAAGGCGCGCGGGCTGCGCGTCACCTTCTACCCGTTCATCCTGATGGACGTGCCGCCCGGCAACACGCTGCCGAACCCGTATTCCGACAACGCGGCCGAGACCGGTCAGCCCGCGTTCCCCTGGCGCGGCCGGATCACCTGTTCGCCTGCAGCGGGGTTCGCAGGGACCGTGGACAAGACCGCCACGGCCGCAAGCCAGGTCGCGGCGCTGTTCGGCGCAGCCACGCCCGCGAGCTTCAGCGTCTCAGGTCAGTCGGTTTCATGGACCGGCGCGCCCGGCGACTGGGGCCTGCGCCGCATGGTGCTGCACTACGCCCATCTCTGCGCGGCGGCGGGCGGGGTCGACGCCTTCCTGATCGGCACTGAGATGCCGGGGCTGACCACGATCCGGTCGGGCGCCAGCAGCTATCCGGCGGTGCAGGCCTACCGGAACCTCCTCGCGGATGTGCGGTCGATCCTCGGGTCGGGTGTGAGCCTCGGCTATGCGGCAGACTGGTCGGAGTATTTCGGGCATCAGCCGGGCGACGGCTCGGGCGATGTGTTCTTT